ATGAAAAAGCCACAACAGATATACGACCTGCAAATTCCTAATGACGACTATAAAATGGCAGCAGTCATGGAACGTGATAAGTTGAACTTTGAGTCTCCCAACAAATGGTTTTACGTGGGTGCTGACAGCAGAGACCTCAGCTTTGCGAAAGTAGGAATTACGATGGGCGATTTAACATCCCGCTCATACGGCACCAACAACCCTAATTTCTACCTGTTCTGCGCCTTTCAGTGCCAGCAAAGCACAACGGAAGCTCAGCTCAAAAGCATTGAAAAAAGCGCTATAAGCTATCTAGATGGTGTGTTCTGCGCCGAAAATGGTCAGACAAAGCGGGCGCGTCACATGGAGTCACAACGCCTGTCAGAGTGTTATTACGATGTAAATTTCGAGGATTTTTTTGTCGAGGTGCATGACTACCTATTGGATAATCACGTCAGCTATTTCCAGACCTGTGGTTTCGAAAATGAAGCAGGCAGTGATGGAGGCTATGCACTTGCGTGGGAGTTCAGTTCTCTCCTTAAACCCGAAGTTAAAAGGTATTTCCTGAACAGGATCCTCCGGTGGTGATAAGTTAAGTACCTCCCTCACCAAGAAAAGCGCCCGTAGAGGCGCTTATTTTATGGGCGTTAATTAGTTAATGCCATATTTCTTTAACTTACTAATTTGATTGAATTTTTCTCACATTCATCAAATACTCGACTGTAACGACGGTAATCGTTTTCAGTGTCATTTTCTCAGGAATAAATAAAATACCCTTTCTCCGTTTTTCATTCTGAACGATTGCGCCATGATGCATTAACTTCTTAAAGAGTTTACGTAAGTACCTCTTCATTGAACTGAAGTGGCACACTGAATTTGACCCGCCTGCAAAGAGCTGATTTTATTCGGCATACCTTCGGCATGCTATTTTTAAAAAAACATCGCGAGATCAACAATAACTGCCAATGTCCGCTTCTCGCTCATAACAGACCATTTCCTCACTATGCCCTGCCATCAGCTTTCATCCGCTGATATTTAGCTTTCAAAAGCTCTGCCGGTGTCGGCCCCTTCGGCGATACCGGCGCTGCCAGAGCCCGTCGAACAGGCGGAATCGGCTTCCCAGCCAGCACCCGCTTTTCCCACATATCTAGGATGTCGCTGGCTTCACGCTCAAGCTCTTTCTGGCTCAGTTGGCCATCAGTTCCGCGGCGCCGTAGCTCGAGGCAGATATGGTAAAAAATCGGCTTTGGCCACGGATACTGCTCACTGCTCGGGTACCGGAATACCAGCTTACGCCACTTCCAGTATTCAGCCATGACGTCAGCAGTGGTGATCCCCAGCACGCAGCGCCCTTCCCTGCACCACTTGATGAACTGGCCTGGCGAAGGCAGAAATGGGCGCTCCTGTCGGCGTACCATGCGCATGCCCGCTTCAACCTGTTCCATGGTGATGATCCCGTTTTCTTTGAAGGCCAGCACCCACTGCCGGCGGATCTCGTTCACGTCTTCCTGGCTGCGATTAACCAGGCTTGCCGGAAACGCGGCCGCCAGCTGTAGGAATAGCCCGTTGATAATCTGCGCCACCTGCTGCGTTTGTTCGCGTTCAGTGTACTGCTCAGGCAGGTTGTGCGCCACGCGACGAGCCTGTTCCCGGTCAAAATTGCGAATGCTTTCGGCTAGATTTTTCATTCCAGCACCCCGTCAATCCAGTCGGTGTTATGCAGGTCAATGCCGCCCCGGGAAGGTTTTACCGCTCCGGTAGCACGCAGCCGTTTGGTGGTGAGCTGATCCCACTGCTTGCGCAGACTCGAAGGGCTCAGGATGTTGTCTTTCCAGAATTCGTCCCGGTTAGCCCACTGGAACAGGTCACAGATTTCGTAGTGAGTACGATTGTCCTGGACACGCATCAGCCTGATGGTATTTGCCCATTCAGCCCAGTTGGGTTCGGATAGCGATGCATTGACGGTGAGAAGCCTGTCGTAAATCCAGCGAGCGGCCTTGAGGTCGTCAGCGGATCCCCATGATTTACCTGCCGGAGTGTATATCCCGGCGGCAGCTTCTGGATGACGAGAGAGAAACTTTTGAGTTTTCTGGTTTCGGGATTCGTCAGAATTCCGAGACGAGGATATTTTAATATTGTTTTTGTTATAGTCTTGGGTGTCTACCGTTTCCGGGAAGGTTTTTCCCGTTTTCGGTAACACTTTTCCCGATTTCGGGAAGACTTTTCCCGTTTTCGGTTTGTCTAAAACCCAGGCGAAAAGGTCAGTATTTATACCGACAGTTTTCATCACTCCCTGCTTTTGACTGAAGATAATTTTGCGTTCTGCGAGCGATTTGAGCGCATCAGAAACATGCGAATCACTCAGCCCTGTAAGCTCAGCGATCACCGTGTTCGTAACGCGGTCCTGTTTCTTGTTCCAGCCGTAGGTAAGCCAGATCACCGCCTCAAAACACTGCCACTCCCGGCCTGACATTCTCAGACGAGGCTTGAGCTGTTGGATCTCGTTAGCGACCTTGGTGTACCCGTTCGACAGGTCGGCCATACGACCTCCCGGTTGTTCGGTTCTGTGGGGGAAATTGATAATTTCAGCTGTGTTTGACATACTTGGCTCCGCAATTACACTCCGTTTTTGCACCTGAAAGCCGTTGGTGTTCGAGCACCGCGGCTTTCGCCTTTTCTGAAGTGTTCACATTGCCCCCAGCATGGTTGTGACCATCGCCAGCAGCGGCGCCGTAAGGTCCGGATCGATCCTGAACATTTCGAAAATCCCCTCGCCTAACTCCTTCAGTTTTTCCTTCTTCGGTGCATCGAGCATCAGAGCTTGCTTCGCCTCACTTACCTCTTTTTCCAGCCGGGCCATTCGGTAAGCAAACGAGTCGTTCTTTACGACACGGTCGCGGTATCGAAGCGGCAATACAGACATAATCGCGGGCAACAGTTGCTCGACGTTTCTACGGTAGGATGCGGAATCGTCTTTATTGTCCAACCAACGGAACAGCTTCACGTTCCAGACATCTGCCTGGCCTGAGAAATCCACGCCATCAAGTTGAAGTTCTTCCGCCGCTTCCTGGATCTGAAGTGCAACAGCTACGCGCCCTTCTGCCGCCGCCCAAGCTCGTACCGCTGAGCAGATATCGCGATGATCGATATCCTTCACTGCCGATTCGCTTTGATGACACTGGAATATCAGTGAATTAGAGTAAGCTCTGCTACTCTGTTGAAATGAAACAGTTTGCATTGTTAAGGCTCCTGTTTAGGTAAACCGTCAGTGGTATTAGGGTAGAGATCGGGGCGTAGTTCGTGAGGTGTCACGCCTGTAACTTCATAGATTTGCAGAACCCTATCAGCCGGTACTACACCGTGATACCGATTCCGCCAATGACTGACAGTCATCGCGCTAACAGCTAGCAATCCTGCTAAGCGTGATGCAGTACCTGCTTTAGAAATAGCTTTATCTATTGCGTTCATTATCATCTCCTTCGGTAAGATGATGATTAAACATTTAGTTTATTTGAATGTCAACATTTTGAATATTGAGGTAATAAACTTTTGGTTTAGAATTTTGTTATGAAAGAAAAAACTCATCAGACAGAACACCCTCAGGTGCAGCGGCTCAATGAAATACTTGAGTTGAAAAAACTAACTAAAGCTGACATTGCTCGCATCTGCGGAGTCAGCGCTCAGTCCGTCAATAACTGGTTTGTTCGCGGCACAATCGGGAAAAGCTCAGCTATCAAACTGGCAGACGCGCTAGGAGTCAGTCTCGAGTGGGTTCTTGGCCAAGAAGTCGATGAAAAAGGTGGACTCAAGCCAGACGAGCTGCGACTTCTGGAGTTGTACCGCCAACTTCCGGAAGAAGAGCAAAAAAACATGCTTCGAGTCTTTTCTATTCGCTTGAAAGAACTGGATGAGTTGTACGATAAGTACATTAAAGGCAGGATCCGTACTTAGAGGGTAAAGCGCATTGAAGATTTTACTAATGGATTCTTTTCATTAGTTTAAGTTTTAGGTGCGCCACCCTTGAATGCAACCTCCTGATTTTCATCTTTATTTATACAAAATCTCCACCTCTATCTATCAATAGAGATGAATGAACAGCTTCTGTAGTACATAAATTTAATAAGCAGCAGCACAAAAAAACAAAATTCCTCTAGCATTAGACTAGACTTACCATAATGGTAACAAGTATGATTCTGAGCAGATACGTGGGTGACCTTCCTGAAGAAGGTCAAGAAAGGAAAATACTAGACGGGCCCCTGTACAAAGATGTAGTTGATTTGATTGAAAAATGTGACGCTCAACCATGGACAAAAAAATGCATACGTGATGTTCAAACACTATCCTTAGATGGCGAAGGCATTAAGGCTGTTGTGTTAAAAGCTGTCAAAACTGGCACATTTTTAGGTTCAGAATGGTGTCAGGGAACGAAAGAAGGCGTATGGGCCGCATGCGATGCTTACACATTTACAGACGTTTCATGGTGTGAAGCAATGCACAGAGACATTAGTAATGATTACTATGTAAAGTTTTTTGTAAATACAAGCGGTACGGTTGTATTTACAGTTTCTCTTCATTTATCTAATTGATAAATAAAGATGGGGGATTTAGTAAAATGAAAATCAATAACATATGTCCGGTATGTGGTGTAGGCCATCTTTCAGCACAGATTGATTACGATGTTGTTGCTTACAAAGACCAAACCAAAAGTCTCCCTGCGAGATTTTCGGTATGTGATACATGTGGTTCTGAAACAGCAACTCAAGTAGATCTACGTGAAAACAAAAGAATATTTATTGAATTTAAAAAATGTGTTGATGGATTATTGACAGGAAGTGAGATTCGGGCAATTAGAACCGAGGTCTGGAAGATCACTCAACAGCAAGCATGCTTGATATTTGGTGGGGGTCCAAAAGCCTTTTCGAAATATGAATCGGATGATGTAATTCAATCTGAAGCTATGGATAAACTCATTAGATTGGCATCTCTTATTCCTGAGGCATTTATAAAACTCAGAGAACTGGCTGGTGAAGTTAAAATTGAGACCTCAGTTGCAGTCTCCAAAACACTGCCAATTTGGCATTCTGAAACTGCCTCCCAATTTAACAGTGACGAGTTATGTTTTGATAATGATAATCCCTCTAATAACAGCCACATACGGCGCTCTATAAAAATTAGAACTGTAGCGAAAAAGGTAGCATAATGAATGAATTGTTGAAATCGAGTATTGAAGCGTTATCTATAATGCATATCAATATTCGAGAGTCTGAAGTTAAATTATCTGACGGCTATAATGCGTTCAATTTTAATTCAGTTACTAAAAAAACACAGTCATTCCGCAACATTAAGAAAATTGAAGCTATAGAACTTGTCAACGAAGAAGATAGTAGTACAAATCAATTATATTATTCTTTCCATTATAGCTTAGGTCTACGATTTGTCACCCCTACTCAAGCTGAAGAAACTGAAACAGTTCTAACAATAGAAGCCATTTACGAAGCTATATATAGGTCCAAAAGAGAGTTATCAAAAGAAGAATTAGAAGAATTTGCCAAACAAAATGTCGGCTTCAATGTATGGCCATTTTGGCGTGAATTTGTTCAAAACAGTACGTCTCGCATGGGAATAAATTCTGTCAGTGTACCTTTTTTTAAATATAACCGCTCTGACATTCCTAATTTAGAGAAATAAATCAACCCGGCCAACGAGCCGGGTTTTTTATTGCCAAGAGCTAACATTCTACAATCTGATCAAGCTGTCATCCCAAGAACAACCAGCCTGCACAGTTCCGCTCCTATCAGCTCAGCGCCTAAATTGATGCGCCTACCTCACAAAATTCACTTTAAAATCGTTCGGATAAACATTTTGTTTATCTAAACATACTCATTTAGTTGACACGAAACTAAACATTGTGTTTAATTTATTTCAGAAAGACGCACTACAAACCACCAAGGCAGGACGCCCACGAAGTAGCCGCCGACGGCATACGAATAGTCGGATGAGGTGGAGAGATTAACGCGCATCAGGTGTAAACGTTCCGCTGGCCGGCGATAAGGCAAACGAGGGTGAGAATGATTGATTTCGCACGCAAACCAGGACGGCAGCAGGCCGTAAAACTTAACTTGTTCGAAGTGATTCTTCGCCGCTTGTGCTACCTATTGGCGCAAAAGGGGAATCCAGATGTGTAACTCAACAAAATGCGGGTACTGCGGCAAGACGGTTAAACCGGAGGAAGTAGTTAAAAGTACCCTTCTCTATCGCAACGGCGCACAGCTGGCGCGCAAAGAAAAAGAATACTGCTCTGAACGTTGTGCTTCGTACGACCAGATGGCCCACGAGGCATAACGTAAAAGCCGCGCAAGGCGGCCCGTACGTCCGGTGCTCCCGACCAAAGTTACACCGGAAAACTACTTAAAAAACCAAAGTTCACCCAATGGGCGCTATCTCTGGCCCGGGGATCTTACATCCAAAAAAGAGGATCTCACATGGAATTTTTCTATGTAGTTAAGGCTACGCAGAAATCTGGCAAAGAAGACGCAGTGATTTGGTTCACTGCTAAATCAGAAGCCCGTGCCAACCTGCAGCTCGATGTTGAGCTGGAAGATGCTGGTATTGAAACCGGCCGCGGTAAGGATTACGCCAAACCAGTTCGCACCGATTTCCCGGTCTACGACGACCTCCCGGAAGAAAGCACCGTGGATTACACCTGGTGCAAACGCTACGAACTGCAGGACGATGGACGCACCTGGCTACCAAAGGCTGGTGCTGAGTCGACTGGTCCCATGAACAACACTGCCGCACCGGAAACGACTGTTAAAGTCGAAACTACCGTCGAGAGTGTCCCGCTTGAAAACCGCACCCCAGCGGTCCGTTTTGCTGTCCACCTGGCCAGCGACAAATACCAGTCACATATAACTAAAGAGCAGCAGCTGGCTGCCAGCGAAATGTCTCTGGATGAAAGCAACACCTATCTCCAGAAACTGCTGCTCGCGAAGAACGACATCCCTGAAGTTGCCGAACTCAGCCTGAATGCTGAGTGGAAACTCGTTCAGGCGATAAAGCAGGTATTCGCGCCAGATGAAGAGCACGAAGTAAAGCTACTTGCTGCTTTCATGGCCGACTGGTTGAGAGTAAATGCAGGTGACCGCAATCAGTTAGTTGAAGAGTGGAGAAGCGGAAAGCTTAATCTTCTCAAATCAGAAATCACCAGCGAGACCGGCGTTACAACCGATCAGGATCCAGAACCTGATAACGGTATCCAGATTGACGAAAATGATGACGAAACCACACGTTATCCAGTCGTTCGTATGCCCTTCCGCAAGCAGCTACTCGCCCAGTTCACCGCCGATGAACTGCGCCACCACTTAACGCGCGAAGAATACGAAGGTATATGCGCGCTGGAGATGGACACTGACAACAGCTATGTCCAGAACCTGCTGCTGGCGGCAGAAAACTGCGAAGAGGTTAAGGGTTACGACACCAAAGACCTGTGGCGCTATACCGACGCCATTCGCAAGGTGTTCAACCAGGATAATCGTCACGAACTCGCTTTGGTTCTCCGTTTCACCAGAATCTGGGCGGCGACTGATTACATTGACCGCGGCATTCTCGTTCGCGAGTGGGCAGCCGGTAATCGCATCAGTAATGTCCAGCGCACAGATTCTGGTACTAATGCCGACGGTGGCTATGTAACGGATCGCGGCGAAGGCGCGCATCACACTCTCGACACTCTCGATCTTGAGATCGCATGCGCCCTATTGCCTATGGACTTCCACCACTTCGAAATTCCTTCCAGCGTGTTACGACGTGCCAAAGAAATCGTGGCTAAGAAAGAAGAACCATGGAAGTCATGGAGCGCAATCTTACGCAATCAACCAGGCGTACTGGCGGTGAACCGTGCGGCAATCTTCAATCTGATCCGTATCGCACCAGAGAACATCCACCATACGCCAGCGGCTCATCTTGAGTTTGTTAATAAAACCATGACGGCTGAGTTTATCTCTGCTGTGGAGTTACTGCCGTTGCCTACTCCTGTAGTTGAGACTGAAGCCCCAGTTGAACAACCGCAGGTTGAAAATCTCGGCACTGGAGTGTTCTCCATCGATGGCCTGATGGGTGGAAATAACAATCCGGGCATCAATACCACCTCAAATGAAGTCGTAAAAACGGAAAACACAGCGGAGACCACCAGCGATGTGCAGATGGAAGCGGCTAAGCCAGAGAAAGACGAAGATGTTGGTTCGGTACCACCGGGCGAAAGCACTGATGCAGCTAATTCGCAGACAGATTCCGTAGAAGCAGACCAGTTGCAGGAAACAACAATTGACGTTCAGGAATCGAACCCAGAAGTGGAGTTCCCTGCAGACTTCGAACCTGGCCGATACGAAGGCCTACCGAATGACGTTTATCACGCAGCGAACGGCATTAGCTCAACCCAGGTGAAAGATGCCCGCGTCAGCCTGATGTACTTCAACGCGCGCCATGTGGCTAAAACTATCCCGCGCACAGCATCCAAAGTGCTGGACATGGGAAATCTGGTGCACGCCCTTGCACTGCAGCCGGAAAACCTCGAAGCAGAGTTCAGCGTAGAACCTGAGATCCCAGAGGGTGCTTTCACCACCACAGCAACTCTGCGCGAGTTCATCGAAGCGTACAACGCCAGCCTGCCGGCGCTGCTAAGCGCTGACGAGATAAAAGCGTTGCTTGAACAACATAACGCATCCCTTCCCACTCCAGTGCCGCTTGGAGCCAGTCTGGAAGAAACGGCTCAAAGCTATATGGCTCTCCCAGTTGAGTACCAGCGTATTGAAGAAGGCCAGAAGCAGACAGCATCGGCAATGAAGGCATGCATTAAAGAATACAACGCCACCCTGCCCGTGCCGGTTAAAACCAGCGGCAGCCGTGATGTGCTACTCGAGCAATTAGCGATCATCAATCCAGACCTGGTGGCGCAAGAAGCGCAGAAACCGACACCGCTGAAAGTGTCCGGTACCAAAGCAGACATGATCCAGGCAGTTAAATCAGTTAAGCCCGATGCCGTATTCGCCGACGAACTGCTGGATGCCTGGCGCGACAACCCTGGCGAAAAGATTCTGGTTACCCGCCAGCAGCTGGCCACAGCGAGTGCAATTCAGTCCGCACTACTGACGCACCCTACCGCGGGCATGTTGCTGACACATCCAAGCCGAGCCGTTGAAGTGAGCTATTTCGGTTTCGACGACGAAACCGGATTAGAAGTGCGTGTTCGCCCTGACCTCGAGATTGAACTGGACGGCGTGCGCATCGGTGCTGACCTGAAAACCATCAGCATGTGGAATGTGAAGCAGGAAAGCCTGCGCGCCAGGCTGCACCGGGAAATCATAGACCGTGACTATCACCTCAGCGCGGCTATGTATTGCGAGACCGCGGCGCTGGACCAGTTCTTCTGGATTTTCGTCAACAAAGACGAGAACTACCACTGGATCGCCATCATTGAGGCATCCAACGAACTGCTGGAATTGGGCATGCTCGAGTACCGCAAAACAATGCGCGCTATCGCAACCGGATTCGACACAGGTGAATGGCCAGCACCAATCACTGCCGACTACACCGACGAACTGAACGACTTCGACCTGCGCCGCCTCGAAGCGCTGCGCACTCAGGCTTAAGGGGGATTTATGCATAAAACTAACGTTACCGTTGCTGACCAGAACACCGTTATCAACTCCAACGTGGCTCTATTCGATTCCCAGTATCTGAACGCCATCAGCACCTTCGCGCAGATTATGGCGCAAGGCACCGCGACCGTTCCAAAACACCTTCAGGGTAATCAGGCCGACTGCATGGCTGTAGCGATGCAAGCGGCACAGTGGCAGATGAATCCCTTTGCTGTAGCACAGAAGACGCACCTGATTAATGGTGTGCTCGGGTATGAAGCGCAGTTGGTTAATGCCGTCATTTCACGTAGCGGCGTGCTGGCCAGCCGCTTTGATTATGAGTGGTACGGACCATGGGAAAAGGTTGTTGGAAAATTCCACATCCGTAAAGGTGACAAAGGCGAGTATCGCGTCCCGGGCTGGGCACTGGCTGACGAAGCAGGGATCGGCATCATTATCCGCGCAACCCTGAAAGGTGAAGATCAGCCGAGGGAACTTGATTTACTGCTTGCTCAGGCCCGTACCCGAAACTCTACCCTTTGGGCTGACGACCCTCGCCAGCAACTGGCGTACCTGGCAGTCAAACGCTGGGCGAGACTGTTCTGCCCGGATGTGATTCTGGGTGTATATACCCCGGATGAACTCGATGATCGCCGTGAAGAACGAGAGGTAAATCCGGCACCGGCGCAGCACGTAAGCCTTGCAGATATTTCAGGTGAGAACGTCACCCCGACTCAAACGGCTCAGGAATCAGCTCAAAACATCGATGCACTTGCTGATGATTTCCGCGACCGCATCGAGGCGGCCCAGGATGTGGATAGTGCAAAAGCTCTACGCGCAGATATCGAAACCGTCAAAGCAACGCTAGGTTCCGCCCTGTTTACCGAGCTTAAGAACAAAGCAGTGAAGCGCTACTACCTGGTTGATGCTCGCAATAAGGTGGAAGCGGCGATCAACTCCCTGCCATCTCCGGATGAACCCGACGCGGCAGAACGCTTTGGCGAAGCTGAACGCGTGCTGGCATCTTCAAAGCGTCACCTGGGCGATGAACTGCATGAGCAGTTCAGAATCACCCTGGCGGATATGAAACCGGAATACGTGAACTAACGAGATTGGGAGGGAAACCCTCCCTCAAGGAGAAGAAATGCGACTGATTAATCGCAGTAAGCAATCCCCTTTGGCTCGCCAGGCATGTGATGCCGCTCTCGCGAAGCACGTCGAAACTTACGGTGAATTCGCCAGACAGAAAACCAAGACCACATACACCGTAGTGGTTGATGGAATAAAGGTAACAGTGGAAGTCGTTAACCGCCGGGCCAGCTACGTTGCGACAGCCATGAATGGTGCCCGCAGGCTGCGCAATCTGCCGGGACAATGCAACTGAGAGGTGCAATATGAATGAAACAACTTATACGAATGTTGATATCTTGATCACCAGTGAAGTTTTATCAAGATACAAAATTTCGCGGAGCACGCTGTACTTTTGGAGCACCCCTTCCAGAATGCCGGCATATTTTTCACAACCATTTCCGAAGCCGAAGATAAATGGAAGCCCGAAGCGCTGGAGACTTTCAGACCTCCTGGAGTGGGAAGAAAAAGTGGGCATCAAACCAGAGGATGACCAACCAGTTTCTCCACATGGTTCTGCCATACCGCAAGCCAATGGCGCTGATCATCAATGTAATCATGCAGGTTATACCTCGCCATGA